CTAATTCCCCTCATCCGATTCCCCGTAGATAGCGTCCCAAACCGCATCAGGGACGACCGTTTCAGCTACGGCAGGGTTGCCCTTGATCGCTGCTGCCAGCCGGTCTGAGGCCGCCTTAGCTCGTTCCTGCGCCTTCTTCTCCGCGACTTTCTGGGCGTCGAGCGCACGGGAGTATCCGTCCCGTTCCCGCGTGACCTCATCGACCTTGCCCTGTAATTCGATCGCCCGGTTGCGTTCGTACTTCGCATAGAGACCCGCGCCGGCTGCACATACCGCCGCAACCAGAAATAGGGCCGCGAGTAGTTGATCGATCCCGCGCATTAGTCGTCTTTCGTCGGAGTCGGTTGGTCGCCCAGCTTTCGCCACAGCGACCAGTCCTTATCGATCAAGCCCCGCTTGAGGGCAACAGCCGTGCGAGCTACGCGGGGCATCGCGCCCCAGATATAACAAACCGACAGGACAATCGAAGCAATCGCCGCGTAGGTGCTGAGCGGGAGGGTAGTGAGGCCGTAAAGGGCCGTGCCTGTTGTGACCGTGACCTTACCGGCCGATGCGGCGGCGCTGTCGGCCGCCTCTTGAAAAATTCCCATCTTCTCCTTGTATGGGCGAGCTACAGAACGCCCGTCATGTCCAAGACCATGAACCGGTAGTGCATGCACTCGCGGTAGCACGTTATGTTTGGAGGACTTCCTCCGTTATAGCGATGCAGTTCCCAAGTGACGACATCTCCGGACACACCAACGGCGCTCATCTCCGCAATGTCCCAAAGCCGTTGATTGCTGTTAGTGGACCCGCTGATGTAGTGGGCCGGCCACATGCACGCGATAGCCACGGGTCGGCCATAGCTTCGTGACTGTGTACCGACTCCAGGAAAGCCCGTTACAGTCCAACCGTAGCCGTCGAGGTATTGTCCGGCCACCACGTCCAGTACCTTGCAAAACGGCTGAGAGGCATCCGCGATGAGTGTTCCGGCTGTATCGAACACTTGAAACCCGAAGTTTGACGAGGCAGGGGATACGCGCGCGTACACGAACAGCCTTACGGTCGTTTGCGATGTTGTAATCAATCTAACCGTGTAGATACTGCCGTTTCTTGTGAAGTCCCACGGCGTAACCATCACTCCACCGTCTGCGACAAACGCCCAAATTGGAGGCTGGTCGGATCGGAATGTAAAGCTACACATCCAAAATGTTCCGGTGAACTGAATGCTAGCGTTGTTGTAGACCGTGTTGACCGATGCTTGCTGCGAGACTGCTGCGAGGCTTGCGGCAAGTTGGTAATTCGGCGTTGTCCCGTCGATCTGGAACAGACCGGAATCCGTGAACGCTTGAAACCCTACAGACATTAGTAGACGCCGTAGACAAGCCAGCCTTGAACCGGAGTCCGGTAGCCGTCGCTAGTAGTGCTGTACCTCCAACGGACGCCATTCGCGTCAATGTCGATGATCGGCACGGGCGCGTTCATGCTGATGTGCTTAAACAAAAACTCCGGCATGAATGACCACCACGGAGTACCGTCCGACAAATTCGCGCCTATTGCTCCATCGCTTCCGTTCACATACACCATGTCCTTGATGCGACCGCATCGAGTGCTGCCGTCTAGGACGAGACGCCCGGAGGCGTCCCACAGTTGCAGTCCCACTCCCATCAATAGAATCCCAGGCGATACCGAAGGGTTCCGTTAGCGTCGTATCCACGTACGCCGTTGCTGTCGATGTTCAATCGGTTTCCTTGTCCGTCAGTGTTGTTGATTTCGAACCAACCACTCTTATCAAGCCGCCAACCTTGCCGCCCTGCAACGTAGTTGTCCGACTGTAGATAGCTACCAATCATCGCGTTCGTGATGCGGCCGTTTCCGATGAATACGTCATTGAGGAACACTTGACCGCCTTGCACGATGAAGGGGGAACTTACAGCGGAGCCGTTCGGGTCGATGATCGCGAAGCGAGACGCCGACATCAGGATTTGTGATTCCACATCGCCGCCGCTGCCGTTGACGCCCAGCGAGATACCCGCCATGTACGTACGACCGTCTTTTGTAATTTGGGTCTTGACGGTGTACGACGCTGAGAGTTGGCCGTTAAGGTCTGCGTACGACTTCGCAACGGTCTGTACTGCGGCCGAGTTGTCGTTTGCTTGAGCCTGAATCGTTGTGATCTGTTGCGCTTGTGCGCTGTCGGCGGTTGCCCGCGCTTCCGACTCCGTACGAACAGCCGCACGCAATTCGTTGTTCGCGTTGTTGAACTGCGCAGTAACTGTATCAACTCGCTGAGAGAGCGCAAGGTCTGCCTCTGCGCGGGCCGACTGCTCGGACCACACACCCGCATACACGCTAGTTGCGCCCGCCATGCCGCCCGTGTCTCCAGCCATCGGGACATTAAGCTGGGCGGACACTTTATCGACTCGCGTTGACAAGGCCGCGTCTGCGTCGGCGCGTGCCTTCGTTTCCGAACTGATGTTTGCAGCGTTGGTAGCGGTCGCGGCGCTAACCGTGTCGATGCGACCAGACAAGGCGGAGTCCGCGTTGGTGCGCGCCGTGGCTTCCGAAGTGATCGCTGCCGCATTGCTGCCAACGTCGGCTTTCAGTGCATCGATACGCCCCGACATAGCGCTATCCGCGTCAGCACGCGTCTTTGCTTCTGAGGTGATTGCGGCGCTGTTGCTGTCGGCTTTCGACGTTACCGTATCGATACGCGAAGAAAGAGCGCTATCCGCGTTGGTGCGGGCGGTCGTCTCTGATTGGATTGCAGCCGCGTTTGCGCCGTTGGCTGCTGTTACGGTGTCAATGCGGGAACCAAGCGACGAGTCCGCGTCCTGCCGTGCTTTCTGTTCACTGGTGATCGCTGCACCGCGTACCGCTGCTTCGTCGGCTAGAGCCTTGCTACGTGCGTCGGCCTCTGCATTGATAGCCGCGATGCGATCGGCTGTCTCTTTCGAGATTGCACCTGCGTTGTCGGAGACCCCTTGCTTGATCCCTGGGATTTCCTTGATTGGGTCGAGGATTTCTTTACCGAGTTGCGTTTCCCCAATCTTTCCGGTCAGGTAGCTAAGAATATCCGTTGCGTCGCTGCTAGACATGCCCCGGATGCCGGCCTGATTGGTTGCCGGGAACCACGCCCCGATATTGCCCGTCGTGTCAACGAGGCGCACCCAGAAGTACATTTCGTAGCCGGCCGCGAGACCCAGCAGTTTCGTCGTGTTCGTCGGATAGCTGTAGCGCCCTTGCTGCACTGCTTTGAAGAAGTCCGGCGTGTGGCTAAAGTAGACCTCCGTGTAGGCGGTGTCACTCGCGCCGGGAGGAAAAGCCCAATCCAACGAAACCGCGAACACTTGATTTGTGCTGGCCGTAAGTGACGCGACAAGAGGCGGTGCGCCAGTCTTGCCCTGTAGCACGGTCTCTTTCGAGAACGCATACGGCGACACAATGTCGAGAGCATTGACCGCACGAACACGCGCGGCATAGCGGCCGGTGTAGATGTTCGAGACATCGATAGAAAGCCCGCCAGTCCGGCCGGCCGTGATCCAATCACCGTTGTCCTTCCGGAATTCCGCGATGTACGCGATTGCATTGGGTGCGGAATCCCAAGCAATCGTCATGTTGGTTCGCGTGATGCCCTGATCGACTACGACGAACTGCGAAACGCGGACGTTGCCGGGCGCTTGCTGGGTGTTAAGCGGTAGGCCGATGATCGGAGCGGGGTCGATTGCCGCGCCGCTGTCCACGGCCGCATACTTGCCCGGTTCGTGCTGCGTTGCCGAAATTTCGAAGGTGATACCTTCTTTCTCGGAGACACTGGTGACCCGGAAAAGCTGCGCCTGTACCTTGCTGCTTTCCACCATCCACACCGCGCCGGCGAGGGGCATAGTCGAGAATGGATCGGCGGTTTGGACGAGGCCGTTGGATACAGACGTGATAGCGCGCTTCTGCGCAATCCCGGTCGGCATGATTACCGTGAGCGAGTCTCCGGCCGCGATGTTAGGCGGGGCCTGATCCAACGTTACGTGCGATGCGTCCTGCACACTGAGTAGACGGCCTCCGATTCGCCGCCGAGCGCGCGCCGGGTCTGCTACTGCAATGACCTGTCCCGGTTGTGCAAGCGTCCCGTCCATGCCGACGCTAAACGTTACTGCGTTGGTCTCATACCGCGAAGTCAGGAGCGACCATTGGCCCACACGTTGAGCCTGGGACCGGCTTGTGCAGCCGAACGCGGTTATCTCCGCCTTGTTGATTCCGTACCGGTTGATCCCGTCCGCATCTTCAACATACTCCACGGTTTGCTTGTAGGCGTTCCCTGGATCGTTGTAGGTGACAAGGGCGGTTGTGTACCGCGTTCGCAGCGAGCTACCTACGTACTTGAACTCGCCTTTGACGACGTTCGCGGCCGTGTAGACGTAGACCGGATCGGACGGCATATCCGCCGAAGCGATGACGCTGCCCGCCGACCAATACGCGATTCCACGGAAAACGCTGGCGAGGTCTTGAATTACTTTGATAGCGTCAGCACGGGATGCGATGTAGCAATTACAGGTGAAACGCGGCTCTTGGCCGCCTTTCCCATCCGACACCAACACATCGCAATACCGGCCAATTTGGTACAGCGCGTAACGGTCGAGCATAGTTGCATCGACGTAGCGCCCCAGCCCGTAGCGCTTGTTTAGAACTAGATCGTAGAAAATCCACGCTGGGTTGTCGGTCCAGCCGAACGAGAACGTTCCGTCCCATGTCCCCGTATACGCGCGCGTCTTTGGGTTGTAGTTCGACGGATACTTAACGAGGAGACCCAGCACGTCATAGGCCCGCGTCGGCATGCTGGAGAACTGCTCCGCGTCGATCTGGAGTGCGACTAGCGCGCTATACGGATACGACAGCTTTGCGTCGATGACCTCCGCGTAGCTAACCACGCTGGTCTTGTCTTGGATGTACTGTGTTGTGCCATCCGGCGTTAGGCGGACGACGCGGACGGTGTACTGTGACTTCGCGCCCGACAGTTCGATCCGATGCGAACGTGTGTAGGTCGAGCTTGCCTTGCCGTCGAACGCGGTATCGATGACTGTCGAGAATGAACCGCCATCCTTGGAAACCTGAATCTGGTATGCGACCCGGTACCCGTAAATGTTCCCAGTGTTGGTGTCGGTCTTTGACAGGCCGCTCACGCTGAGGGTGATTCGAGCGGCGCTAAGGTCAACGTTCGTGAACGTATGCGACCACGGCTGCTGTGTCGTGAGCGCGACGCCTACTTGCGTTTCTGCAACCGAACTTTCGAAGCCTGCGATATGCGTTTGGTCTACATAGCCCAGACGATAATCGAGTTGCTTGACGTTGAAGTTGTATGAACCGTCCGCGTTCTGTAGCGGGGTGTCGTTGAAGTAGACACACTGGGCGGGCGTGAGATTGTCCGGAAACCCTGCAATCGGCCCTTCGCCTAGAAGGTCGAGAATCTGCGCATATGCGGTGCTGCTTAGGGTGTCGTCGGCTTCCACGGGCGAGGAACCGCCGCCACCTCCTTTACTACCGTGAATCAAGGTCATTTATCGGTCGCTGTGATCCCTTGGCTAATAACGGTTGTGCCGATGCGCAATCGTCCATAGGGCAAGCCAACAGGGCCGCCTTGCTCGGTCACGTTCTCCGCGCCGTTGAAGTAGTACGATTGCTTGCGATTGCTGCTGCCGTTCGATGCTGTTGCGTGCGGTGAGAGCATTTGAGCGACGCCGCCGAGTGCCATAGACGCGCCGAGCAACATCATTTGTGTCCCGAACGGGTTCCCGAAGAACGACGTAACAGCCCCGACTGCAGCAAGTGCCACGCCTGCAATCGTTTGGAAAAGGCCGCCTCGTTTGCTGCCGCGCATGATGGGCGCGATGCGCACCGTGTCATCTCCCACGGGCGCGGGAATGTCGTCCTCACTGATGTTGCGACGCCCGACGAATACGGCGTACTCGATACCGCGATCCCGGCTCGTCATGAGTTCCCGCTCAAACCCCGGAACCATCGCGCAGAGCGCTTTAAGTGCGTCTCGCGTGCTGCGAATCACAAAGCGATGTTCACGGCCGAACATCGCCCCTAGTCGCCCGTACAGGCGAACAATCCGGGGTTTATCCAATAAGTCAGTCCTTGTAGCGGAGTACGTCGGTTAGGAACGGGAGATAGCGGGGAAGGGTGTCGTGTCGCGACGCCTCGCCCCAGAGGTGATGGAGTATTTCGTCGTCCCCGGTGTAGACGGCGGCATGATTCGGTACGTCGTTAGGGCTGCGGATTTTCATCAACAGCACGTCACCTACCTGTAAATCTGCGGCGCGACCTACCGAATAGAATCCGGCTTCCTTATAGTGCTGTGTGTACAGGTCTGACACTCCGTCCTTCCACCACTCGCCGGAGCGGGGAAAGTCCGGCAGAGCTACACCGCGAACTTGCTTGTAGTAGCGGCGAATGAGGCCGTAGCAATCGTTCGTGCCATGAGAAAACTCACAGCCCACTAGCGGAGCCTCATAGCCGCTTGGGGCAAACTCGCACCAATCGTCTATCGCGATGCTGCCGTCTGCCTGCACGCCAAGGCTCACGATGATCCATTGCGGAACGCCGCCATCTTCACAGGCGGTTAGGTCCGCTTGGCTGGGTTGCGCGCTTGCGCCTGGATGGGAATGCACGATCGCCTGAACCGGGCCCATGTCCTCCGTCGCTGCATAGTCGTCGGGGGCAATTGCGAAAGCATCACGGGGCGTAGGCGAGGTGTTGCGGCATGGGATGTATTGTCCGGAAACAATGAGGCCGCAGCACTCGTCCGGATACTGCGCAAGGGCATGTCTAGCGATGTCCTCACGCAGCCTCGAATCAATCATAGTCCTCCGTTTCTTCCTGCTGATGGGAAACCACCCCAGGGCAATACTGCGTTCTGTCCGAATCTGCACTTGCAACCGGAAAGGCGCTTACTGCAAACATCAAGGGCGGGGTCATCTACCGGGTTGTTGTTTCTATCGAAGAACGTTATCCCCGACCAGCTACAGCCGGATACGGGGTCTCGATAGGTGAACGTGCAGAGAGTCGCAGTAACTTGCCGTGCGGGTAGCTGCACGCCGGAGAAGTCGAGAGCGGACGCCAGCCGGAACGAGACACTTACGGGCGTTTCTTCCGTGCGCTGCTCAATCCGCCATACTTCTACAGCGGTGTATTCGGAAGCGTCGGCGGATGCTGCGCCGTCGAGATACTGCTCAAGAGTCCAGAGCCTCCGCACGATCGCGCCCACCATATCGTCAAATGCGATGCAGAGCGCGGAGATAGACCCGTCAACGTTGGACACCGTGAGAGTAGGGGAGGGCTGACTCTGGGAACCAATGCGGGCGAAACCAGTTGCGGTGATTGGCCACGGCGTATAGTCGTGGCCTCCCCATTTGATCGGGCCGGCTTGGAGATGTGCGTGGAACCGCATCACATCACCACCGAGCGGGGTTAGGTCTACTTCGTAGAGTTCAATGCGCGCGCCTGGGAAGTTGCTTTGTACATCGGCCTCAATGGTCAAGGCGTCTTGCCCCCGCTGGCAGCAAGCGCAACCTTCAAGGCGTCAACTTCCTCTGCAAGCTCCTTTACTGCCTCAATCAGCGGGGCGATCAAAGCCGAATAGTTGACGCCTAAGAAGTCCTCGCGCCCCTCACCGGCGCCGATGACCGAAACAGCGTGTGGAAAAGCTTCCTGAATCTCCTGCGCGACTACGCCGTAGCATCGCTCTCCGGTGGAATTGAGCGTGTAGCCGACACCGCGAATGTCGCGAATTCGTGTAAGCGCATTGGGAATTGTCTCGATATCGTGTTTGAGTCGCGTATCGGACTGGCCATAGCTGCCGTCCGGATTGACGACGAAGCGGCCAATCTCCTGCTGCGCGTCCTTAGAAATCGTGCGAAAAACCCAACCACCGCTACCGCCCCCGCGATTTACGGTTAGAAACCCTTGCCCTCTGCCGACATCGTCGTTCCAGCTAAGAGCGACACCCTGTTCCTCGAGCCAAGGCGCACCACCCGCCACATGAATACCCCATCCATCGAAGGCGGTTCCGCCGCCTACGAATCGCCTGTCACCACTAAGCAGAGCGTAATTCCCAGGATTGAAATTCCCACCGTGCCAAGGACTAGGCAGATTCCAGCTATCCCAAGGAATATTTCCGCCGAATGTTGGTCGTCCATCAAATGCCGGCGCGCCCTGCAAATAAAGAATACTTGCCTCTTGCGAGTACAGCGACGGCGACGCGCCGCGCTCAAGCTTGATTCGGCGAAACGCCACGCCCCATTGTGAGATATTCGGCCCGTTGTCGGCGACGCGGCTTACGCGAACATAGGTCGTCCCGTTCGGTGTTTTCCCCGAAGCGGTCATAAGCGTGTAGTCCCGCTTGGTCAAAATTGGAGCCGTTGCGAACGTTCCCAAAACAGTGCCGGCCGAGTTGAAGGATTCCACCTTCAGGTATACCTGACCTGCGTTCAAACCGTTTGTCGCAATCTCAGCAGATAGCGTCAATTGCAAGCCGGCCCCACACGCGATGTTGTTCGAATAATCCAGCACCCAGGACGCGGAATTAATCGCGGCCGAGTTGATGAATATAGTTCCCTCACCGTAGATACCATCCGTAACGCCGAAATTTGTGCCGGTCCAGCACTGGTTACGCAGTTCGCCGGTCGAGTTTCGGAGTAGATTCGGACTGTTCACCGAATTCAATCGGCCCCCGATCGCCACATCGCCGCCAACACTCAGCCCGCGCGTAACGGACAGAAAGCCCGATACGACCTCATCCGGTAGCATTTTGCCCCGCGCTGCTACGTGCCAGTAGTTGCTCCCGTCCGAGACGTATTCGACCCAATCACCGTGACTCAGTGAAGTTACCTGTGTGCCGTCGTTTCCTTGTAATCCGATGTCTACGGCGACGCCTACGTTGAACAGGTGAACGACTGCGTTGACAGAAACCGCACCGGCGAGCGGGAGCGTGATCTTCTTCCCGGCTACGCCAATGTTGAGACCGAAGCGCGTACCAACCTGATTAGGCGCAATAATTGTGTTGTCGCCCAGAATGGCGTATCCGAGCGCAAGACAAGCGGTGAGTACATCGACGTTTGCATTTACCTTGACATTGCCTGATCGGACGGTGTCTCCGTCCTTTCCTTCTGGGGCAGTGCCGAGGTTGATCTTCTGTAATGCAGGCAAGTCTTAGAAAACCTCCTGAAATGTCGCAGTGAGTGTCCATACGTTCCCGCCTTCTGGATGTCGCGAGATGCCTTGCGAGTCGCAGACAAACAAACCTTTCACGCGGCGAGGCGGAGTCCATTCGAAGCGCTGCGCGCCCCGCGTGGCTTTGAGGAACGTGTAGATTGCGTCGATAGTCTCGGCGTCGTTTCGGAACGTGACGGGCCACACGTCGGCCGCGTTATTGATTCCGTTCGGTGCGCGCTGGCTATAGCCGTCCCCGAACTGGGCGACAAGCACGTCGAATTTCGTTGTGCCTGTCACGTCCAGCAGCGGGGACCACTTGAATACCGGGTAAGCCAACGTCAGATTTGCCCGTACTTCATTTGATAGGCGAAGCCTCCTTGTTCACGCATGCGTTGCTCCATTCGAATATCAATCCAAGACTGCACGTACTGCTGTAGGTCTTTCGCGTCCTGCTCGGACAAGCCTCCGCCGCCGTGGTTGTTCACCTGAACGGAAACCGGAGAGTAGCCGCCAGAAGCAGCGGGAGAGGGCGCAAGAGTTGCTGCGATCCCGCCAGTAGCGAAGTGCGCCATGTGGCCCGAGTTGATCGCCTCAAGAAGGCTGCGGTACTTCTTCGTAGACGCGGCATTGACGACGAATTCGCCGTCCGAGAGCATCGCGGGGATACTGTCGCTCGTCGGCGTGCCGGGGCCAGCGATGGGGCCACCGCCCGCACGATGCAGCACTGGGCCGCCTTCACTAAAGAACGAGAGTGCGCCAGCCGCCGCCTTGAACACGCCGATTTCAGCTTGTCTCAGGGCGATCTTTGCGAGGTCTGCGAGAACAGATGTAGCGAACGAACTAAAGCTAGCCTTACCCGTCGTGATGAACGTATCGAGCGCGTTACTAACGGAGTCGAACCCGCTACGAAACCCGCTTACGATTGCTTCCGCAGTGGTCTGAGACGAGCCTACGAGGTCTGCATAGCCCTTCTTGAACTGTTCACCGAACGATTCCCGGATCGCGCGTTGACGCTGTAGGTTCTCCTCAAACGCTTCCGTTTGCTTTCGGTAACTGTCGCCTGCGATGACCAGCTTTTCTTGGTACTCTTTCTGGTCGGCGTTCGGACTGCTGTACTGTTCGTTAAGCGATGCAATTTTTCGTTCGAACTGGTCACGTAGGGCCGCACGGGCGTCGTAGACTGCCTTCTCATCCGCCAGCATGTTCCGCGTGTTGAACGTGTCCGCATACTGGTTGAGTTGCGCGCCAAGTGCTGTAGCCTCTTGCATTGAGAACTTCGCGACGTTCGCCGCTCGCTGCGCCTGATACTTCGCAAGTGCATCCGTTAAGTCTGCGTCGATCTTCTTTCGTTCCTCCGCGAGTCGGAGGTATTCGGCGTTAGCAGTCTCGTAGGTGGACTTCTCTTTCTTTGCTGACGCGATGTCCGCCCGCTGCTTGGCGTTTGCGATCTGCTGATCGAGCGCCTTTGCCTGGATGTCGTGTAGGCGTTGGAAGTACGTTTCCGAGTCAATCAGCCCGGCGTCGCGTTGTGCTTTGAGGGATGCCTCTGAGCGCTTCGCCTCCGCCTCAATCAGTCGATTCATGCCGGCGAGGCGTGCAAGTTCCGCGTTGAGTCCGCCTTCACTGGCGTGCTTGCGGTTCTTGTTTGCGTACGACTCGTTGATCTGCGCTACGTTATCCTGATGCCGCTTGAGAGCTTCTTCGTACTTCGCGGAATTCTTGTCCAGGTCGCGCGTCGCATTCGCGAATGCCTCGTTCTCCTGCTGTAGCTCTAGGCTGTGCTTTTGCTTCGAATTCGCGTACTTATCGGATCGGAGGTATTCCCCGACACGCACTGCGGCGTCTCCGCCTTTGGCTGCGTTTTCGCGAGATTGCGTTAGCTTCTGCTCAGTGTCCAACTGACCCCGGAGCGCGTTGAGCTTCGCTAGTTCTACGGCGAGTGCACGCTTGTTCGCATCCTGGACGGAGGCGGATACAGCGGCTTTATTGCCGTGCGTTGTCGCCTGGTCCTGAATTGACTTTTGAAGATTCGCGACTACTTCCGTTTGCGCGCGCAGCTTCTCAATAGTGCCGGCGGGGGTACCGACGTTCATCACGGCGGCGGAGTAGTTCTTGACCGTGGCGATAAGGGAATTCCACCAACGCTGTACGAATCCGATGTTCTGCGTTGCATTCTTCGCAAACGCGTCATGCGAACCCGCGAGGTCACGGAGAATCGCCTTGTACGCGCCAGCCTTGTCCCCGGCCTTTACGTAGTTCTCGATTTCTTCGATCTGTGCTGCGTTGAACGTGTGGTGCGCTTTCTGATACTCAGACACCCACTTAAGAACGTCATCCTGAATCTTGGCGATCGACTCGGCGGCCTTGTCGAAACCGATACCGATATCCGACGACATCGCAAGCGCTGCTTTCGTAGCGAGCGCTAGACTATCGCCCGTAACTGCGCCAGTAGATGCGACAGCCGCCATCGCTTCGCGTACATCACTTAGGGATGTGTGTGTGTCGCGGAGGCGATTCGACATGAGCACCATTTGCTCTGTCGTCATGCCAAGGTATCCACCCGTGGCCGTTATCGCCTTATTGAACTGCTGCGCCGATTCGTAGCCCGCGTAGACCTGCTTGGCAAACAGGAATGCCGCACCGGCCGCCGCAGTAAGTCCCATGCCGAGCGGGGACATAATCAGACTCAGTGCGTCGGATGCCTCCGCCATCACAAGCATGGACCCGGCGAACCGTTTCCACTGACCTTGTGACGCTTCGTGTGCGAGAACAAGCATTTCGCGGCGTGCGGCGGAGTTGTTGATACTGAATGAGTGCGCCGCATGCGCGGCTTGTTGAATCGCGGCGGCCTGAGCGGAGAAAGCTTGCGTAACGCCTCGCGCGGCGGCTTGCTGATTGAGCATTTCCAGCCGTGTCTTACCGGCTGTCGCTTGAAGGCGGTCGTACTGGTCTACGAGTTTCTTTGCTTCGCGCGCGGTGAGGTTATAACCGTTGCTGGCTGCTTCCTGCATCGCGCGTTGTACTGCTTCTTGCTTGCGCCGTACTTCTTCTTGTGATGCATTTAGCTGCGCATTTGCGGCTCGGAGTTGGCCGATACCCGCCTGTGCGCCAGAGGCATCAACCGAATAGCGTACGGTTACGTTATTGTTGCTACCGCTCACGGGCCTCCTTTCCTGTTCAGTGCAGCAAGGATGGTGTCGCGCGACCGATCTACGGCGCGCTCCTTAACGGCTTCGAAGGCGGGTCGAACGAAGGGGTGTGCAGGCATGCGCGAGTTGCCACCCTCCAGCATTGCAGCGAGAGTTTTACGTGCCAGTTTGCCGCCGGTTTTCCAGCGTGATTTCGTGTCGCCTACGAACAGCGCGAGATAGGTTGCGTTCAGACCCGCTGTGCTGTTCTCGCGGTCGTAGGTGACGGTCAAGCCGGACGCTAGGTCGCCGGATTCGCGCGGGACACGAACCGCGATTTCGTTCTTGATTTCTGTGACGCCTGCCGCTGCGGCTTGACGCAACACAGATTCCGAAACGGTTGTATCGAGCGCGGCAATTTCGTTAGCCAGTGCGTCCGGGTTGTCTACGGAGTACGATTTTCCGCGTGCCATTCTTCTTTAGCTCCGCAAGGTTGACCCCGAAAACGGATGCCGCGATGTCCTCTGCGCTGCGAGCCGGCTCCGCCACCTTCGGCGTGCTGATCCACGGCATGAATTGACTAGGCAAGAGCGGGGGCGTGTTAGGTGTTCTGTTGACGTTGGCGATAACGCTCGCGATAGTTCCTGCTCGAAGGTCTGCGATGCGGTCTCCGAATGGTTCAATGGAGAAGTATGCGATCCATTCGCCAAACTCCGCGCTAGATACTTCGGCCTGCGCCCGCCTTACTGACATTCCGAGTTCTTTAGCCAGCCGGAACCACATCAAGCGTTCCGGGCTGGCCCTTAGTTTTTTGCGGCTTCGGCCTCTGCTGTTGCCCCGATGTTGTTGATTCGCATGGACACGGCGGCAATTTCTGCAACCGCAGTAGCGCGCGATTCCTTGAGGGCTGCAACGTCATCGACGGTGAACATCGGGGAATCCTGGTCGTCAACAACCGTCGAGACCACGATTAGCGCCTCAAAGCGTGCGTTGCTAAAGTCGTCGGCCATGTTCCGGGTCAGGGACTCGCGTGCGTCGCCCGACAGTTCCTTGAAGCGGAGTTTTGCGCCGCCAAGGGCTTTAATCGGCTCCTCATGGATGGCCGGGGCGATAGCTGCGAAGATTTGTTCTTTGTTCATGTGTTATTGGCAGCTTTCGCAGCCTTCCTCAAAATTGCAGACGGTGGGAGCGGGCGCGGATTGCGCCTCACGAATAAGCCGGTTGATTACCGGCACGGCGTTCGCTTGGACTTCCTCCATAGCGAGCCGCACCAGTTCATCTATGCGATCACGCACCTACAGTAACGGTGATATCACCAGTAATTTCGAGGTTGACCGCGCCGGTAACAACCTGATCGACCTTGGCCGAGATGGGGAAGTCCTTCACGAACGCGCTGAATTCCAGCGTGGAACCGTCCGAGAGAGTCGCGCGGAAGTCGATGGACGTACCGGCTTTCTTCGCGGCCAGGAGGGCGGAGTGCGAAGGCTCTTTAAGGTTCGTGTTGATGGTCAGCGTTACTTGGCCCCAGTCTTGGAGGCCGAGCCGCTTCTCTTTCGCTTTGCTGTCCAGGTCGGTAACGTCGATGACGTTTGCCGCGCCGTTGAAGCCGGAAAGGTCGGTAAGATTTTTGACTTTCGCCCATACAGGCGCACCGGTCGTTGCGGTGTTGTATTCGAGCTTAGTACCTTGGGCGTTGATTGCCGTCGATACGGTGTTTTCTGCCATTAAACCTCAGTGTTGTAGGTGATGGAGAAGTCCAGAGACGACCCGTAAAGGAGCGTGTCGGATTCGAAGTTGCTGACAGGCCCGCCGATGGGGACCGCCTTGGTTTGCGGATTTACCAGCGCTTGCTTTACTTGCCGCATTAGCTGCCCGGCCTCTTTGCGCGTCTTGGCCCATACGCTGATCTGAACGCGGGCGTTCTCGGTGTCCGGTAGTTCGTTGTCCAGACCCGTGAAGTCCTGCCCGCCGACCACTTGATACGTGATCCATGGAGCCGGAGTTTTTGCGGGGGCAACGTCGGGATAGACTTGACCGGAGGCGAGAGAGGCGAGCGCTTTGTAGACGATCGACTCAACCATCGTTCGCGTTCTCAGTGCAAACGAGGTCCGTGTACTCGCGAGATGCCACGTTAGGCAGGACGGATGCGATATTGAAGATGACACCCTGGGCTACGGCACGGTCGCCGTTGGTCACATCGTTGCGATAGCGAATGCGGATGCTGGCGGAGCCGATGTCTACCGACGTGCCGCCCGTGATGCGCTCTTTCCCGTTAAGCTGGAGAACTGCGCCCCAGACGGACGCGTATTCCGTCCAGGTGTCAATCTCTTGCCCGGTATCAGGATCGCGGCCGGACGTGCGGCGCTGTAGGGACACCTTGTTACGGAGTGTCCCGGCGCGAACGCCGGTTACGACGCGCCGCGTTGGACGGCTGGGAATGTTTCTCACGCTAGGGCCGGGTCGCGGTCGCGCATGAGGAGTGATTGGACGGCGGGGCCAATCGGATCGTTGGCCCCTTCGCGGTCCTCGTAGAGAGATGCGAGGACCAAAAGAACGGCGGTACGGACACGCGGCGGCACGGTGTCCGCTGTGAACGCTGCTGCCTCTACCGTCTTGAGGTAGCCCACGACGATATCGCTAGCTGCGGAGACGAGGTCTGCAAGCTCCCCGTCGCTGTCCGTATCCGTAATCCGCAGTTGTGCTTTTGCTTGCGCGAGGGTGATTAGGTCACTCATCGGCCGTAGCGGCTTCCTCCTCTGGCGGTTGCTCCTCTGGGTCGGTAGGCTTGTCGGTTGGTCGCGCAGCCTCGTCGGGCGGCTTGCGCCCTGCGAGAGCGGAAAGAGCGTAGTTCTGTTGTTGCATGTACGGCGTATCGCCGCCTTCCTTCGGCGCGAGACCCTGCCGTGCGCGTGCCTCGTTCGGGGCCATGATCCCCGCACCCACCGATTGCGCGTTGGCCGACAGCATTGCGGCTTCGTCCATTCGCATAAGGCCGGACGTATCGAACTTGAATCCGACCGTATCGGGGACGCCGAATGCGTCGTCTAGCAGTAGCTCGATAGCTTCAAGATAGGCTTGCAGGCAGTCGGAGTAGTACATTGCCTCGTAGATGGCCGAACTATTCGCGGTGCGCGAGCCGGTATCCAGGCCGATCTTATGGCCGGGTACGTGGAAGCATCGGGCGACATCCTGTGCAGTCCATTGGAGGTGTTCGACGGTTTGCGCGTCGGAACCGGTCATCGTCATGGGGTTGTACACAAGACCGTCACCGGCAACCAGCGTGCCGCCTGCACCCATACCGCTGTACTCGTCCATCTGCTTCTTAAGGCGCTGGGCGGTGGGTTCCGAGATTGCACCCGGAGCCGACAGCACGCCGGAAGGACGGGCCGCATTGGAGAAGAACGCGGCGGAGTTGTTCGTGATGCTGCTAGCGAGAACGGCAGACCCGGCGCACGCCGCAATCGGCGTCATGCCGACGAGCGGATGCCACGACGTAATACCCCGATCATGGATGATGTCTCGCGCGGGAACCACGAAGGTCTCCAGCGGAGTGACCATAAGCGGGGACATCGTGACCTGATAGAAGATCGAACCATCAGGGGCAACGAGCGGAACAACGTACTTGGGATTTAGCACGTCCATGGAGACGATGCCGCCCATACTGTTCCGGTTGAGAAGAACGTAGGTATTGCCGTGCGTCAGCTTGCTAGCGAGCCACGCTTTAACGAACTGCTGTCGCGTTTGATAATGGTTCGGTTTGCGAAGGACGGTTGTGAAGCGCGGCGCGCTGGATTCGAGCCATACGCCGTCCGTCAACTTGACGTACTTGATACGCAACTTCGAAACGTCCGACGAGATGAGGTCCACACATGCGAACACGGCCGAGCTAGCCAACATTCCGTCGCGAGTGTTGAGAGCCTGATTCTTTTGCCATGCGCCAGGGTACGGCTCACGGATGAACCCATTAGAACCGGGCGCACCGATTGCCGATGCACCAACAGACGCGGCGGGACGCTTCTTGAACTTGAGCGCCTTGGTTACGTCCCAGCCGAATACCCTCATTCAGCGTCCTTGGACTTGGGGCGGCCGGGTTTAGGTGCGAGCTTCACCCAACCAAGCGCAATCAGAAAGTCTGCCTCCGGCTTCGGGATTGCTCGCTTTTCGCCTTCTTTGATGGAAGGGTGCAACGGCGCATCCAGGAGGGCTTGCACCGTGACGAATTGGGCCATAGCCCTCCGAGTTGGTAAGGGTTGGAAAGGAAGCCCCGCAGTCTGCGGGGCGAGTTGGATTACGGCGTGACGGTCGAGCCGTATGTAGCGCCCGTGATGACGTTTGCCGCGAGGTTGCGGCGCTTCTGCCAGTTGATGAATTGGCCGATGCGTACGGCGACCATGTTGTTCTGGAACATCGATACCGGGGCCGTCGTGGCATTCTCCGGATCGCTGTCCATGATGATCGATGCTTCACGCGTAATGTCGATCTGCGGGCCTGCATCTTCCGAGAGATACACCTCGTCCGGAATCAGGAACACGATTTGATCGCCGGGGCAGTTGTTCGACGTGATGACCGGATAGTTTTCCAGCGTACCGCCATCCTTGCTGATGTCCGGGAAGTATTTCGCGCCCAGGGCGTTACGCATCGCGCCGATTGCTTGCGCGCGTGCCGGCGACATGACGAGGAGTGCGCGCGACAGGTCCAGGTTAGCTGCGATTGCCGGAGCGGTCAGGCTTTGGATGTCCGCGATAAGGTGCAGTGCCTCGCTGCCGCTCGCTTTCACGCCGCCGACACCGTTGAGCATGCCGGCCGGCGAGACATTCGCGACGGCTGCGCCGTTCCCGATGAACGTACGGTCCAGACCTTGTGCGGTTGCCTTGAGCAAGTCCGCCTGCACCAGCGCCTCTGCGGCCGGATTCGAGAAGCGAATGAGTTCGTCGGAGAACGCGGCAATCGCGTAGACCTTCGCCCACGTCAGGAAAATGGCATTGAACTTTGCCGACGTAACCGGGACCGGCTTGGCTTCACCCACCCAGCCAACCGTCGTACCGCCATTCTGTCCGGCGATACGGACATTAAACGGAACCTTGCGGAGATTCAGCCGACCGAGGATCGTTTGCGGGTACAGGAGTTCGATGAAGTCGCCCGCGTACGTTTCCGGATAAATCAGGTTGCCGGCCCATTCTGCTACCTGCGTCGAGCCTGCGGATACCGCCGCCTTGACGATGCCGTTAACCACGGCGTCATCCTTGTAGTGCTCCTCCGCGAGCATCTTTGCAACTGCGAGGTTGCCGTTAGCCTTCGCGAGGACCATTGCGGTACGCGTGAATGCCGAACCCTTCGGCGCATTGGTCTCGACCGATACGGCGGATTTTGCAGTGACCTTGATTTCGTTCTCTTGCTTCGGGACGGCGATCGCACGGGCGGCGAGCGACTTTTCCGTTTCCTTGAGCGCGTCCAGTTGCTTCTGGTCGGCCTTGAGAGCTTCGTTGATGCCGTCGATTTCTGCGAACTGTTCCGCAGTGAGGGCGACGCCTTCCGTTGCCGACTTAACGACCGTGGTATCCCGCTTTTCCACTGCCGCCGCCATCTTCTCTTGAAGTGCCTTGATTTGTTGTGCCAGAGTCATACGTAATCCTTAGTAAGTGGGGTAAAAGAAGGGCTTGAGCGCGGCCCGTGGCGCGGTTTCGACTGCTTTGGTGGTTGCCGCGTCGGTTGGCGGGTCTGCTTGCTTGCCTTTGGCGTTACCCTCTGGCGTGGTCGGAGCGGTCTCCGGAATTTCTGAAAGGCTCTTGAACGCGGTAATGAGCGCTTCGGGATTGCACGGAATGGCAGTGAGCGATAGCTCGGAGATGTCCGCCTTCTTGTAGTGCATGCCTCCGTCGTCCTTGTAGGCGTACTCGGTTGGACGGAAGCGAATAGAGACGCCTTTGATAAGGCCGCTCTTGACGCTGTGCCACGCCTCGTCGGTGCGGCGCTTCACCTCGCCTTCCTCGTCTACCTTCGGAATCTGCGCGCGGAACGGGAGACCCTTTGCGGTCGGCGTGCCGAATTGAACGGTGCCTACCGGTTGGTCGATCTTGTGATTGAGGAGGAGGGGTGTTTCTTTCTGGAACGTGAGGCCCAGAGGCTCAACCACGTCGTTTACTCTGTCCGCCGTCGGCGTTGAGGCGATCCCTTCGAACACACGGGATTCCTCATTTACTGACTTGATGACGACAGCGGAAAACAGCTTGTTGTCTATTCAGACCTCACAAAACGAAGAATTGATAGGTGCGCTCCGGCTCGACATCACTTGCTGCGAGAACCGTTGCCCCAAATGCCATACCCATAGCGACAAGACCATCGATTCGGCCGGTTGCCTTTTGCTTGTCCAACTTCCGGTTCCCGGACGGGTCTCGGTTGACGATTGCGTTGGCGGCGCACATCGTTAGGACCGGCGTAGAGCCGTGCGCGATGCGCCCGTTGACGAGTTCCACCTCAAGCGCGTCAAGTGCCGGGGAGAAGTCCTTGAAGCCTTGCCCGTGTGGGACGAGGGGCAGCCGGCCGCCTTCCTTCGCGGATGTGTCCGCGTCTACGCCAATGTCGGAAAACTCCTTTTTGAGGAGGTCAATGCGCCACCGGTCGTAGGCGATGGAATGCAGGTTCAACCCGGTGCAGATATCCGCGATGTCGCGGGCGACGTACTCGTAATCGACGGAGCGGCCGGGAGTGGTCCGAATGAACCCCTCGCGCGCCCATACGTCGTACGGTGCACGGTCTCGCTTGGCGCGATCCTTGATGTCCTCAGCAGGCGTCCAGAAATACGCGTGCGTCTGCCATACGCCGTCCATGCGCCCGATTAGGACGAGCGAGGTAAGGTCGGTGCGTGCCGAAAGGTCCAGGCCGCCGAATACCTGCGTACCGGGTTCGAACTCCATCGGCCGCGCGCCACATGACTTCCACACATCTCGCGAGATGAACGGGGCCACCGTGGACACGCGCTGATTGAGAATCAGGTTGCGGAACGTGTTTTCCACGGACGGCATGCGGACGGCTTGCTTTGCCTGCTCCTCTACGTCCTTCTCGGAGCGGAACACACCCAGAGCCGGGTTAGCTGCTTTCCACGCTTCCCGGTCCAGTAGCTCTGCATCTTGGTGCGCCGCGTATAGACGACATACGATGTGCGGGTCGTTGCTTTTCAGTGCGTCATCGATCCAGACCGAGAGCAAATCCGCATCATTCGCGGCTTGTGTGCTGATGGCGACTAGGAGAGGTTCCGCGTGTGCGCCCTGAGAGGTCGTAACCGCGTCGATAAAGTCGTCTTGCGGGCCGCGAATCTGGCCGATCTCATCCAGGATCGCGAGGACCGGGGAGAGACCGTGAGTCGTCTTAGCTTCGGCGGAGAGCGCTTTATATTCGACGTTGAGCGGCAGGCCCACAAGCTTCTTTGCCGATGGATTGATCCGGACTAGCGGAGCAATCTCCGTCGATAGTTGGACCATCTTGGCCGCGAGGTTGAACACAAGCGCGGCTTGATCGCGGGACATGGCCCCGGAGACAATCTGGCTGTTGAGCTTTGCCTCTGGCCCAATGAGGTGTGCGAGGAGGATGCAGGCGATAACCGCGCTCTTGCCGTTCTTGCGGGCAATGCTTAGGTAGGCGCGGCGCGTGCCGTGCGGGTTATCGTAGATCGAGAGAATGAACTCTCGTTGGAACTCCTCGAAGCGGATCGGCTGGCCGACGAGAGCGCCTTCCGGAACACGGAGGTAGCGCTCACAGAACGCAATTACGCGCTCGCCGCGAGTCTGGGGGATTGTCTGCTTGAGTGGGCCGGGGCTTACTGGGTCGCGGACTCTCAATGCGTCAGACCGGGGATTAACCCGTCGTCTGCTTGGGATGCGTTGTGAATTGCCCCGCGTGCTGCTTGCTCTGCGCCGAGCTTCTTACCGGCGTCTTGGCTGCGGCCTACGGTCGCCTCTGCGTGGACGTGGAGTGCACGCGATAGAGCGACGGCGCGGCGGGTAAGTGTCTCTAGCAGGTTGTGCTTCGGGTTCACTACCGGCGTGCCGCGCGCGTTCTCCAGAATATCGCCCTCGTCCTCAAGTTCGAGACTGAGGCGGGAGATATCGGCTTGGGTGCGGGCCAGATTTGCCGCAAGGGCTAAGTCGGCGTTGTTCCAGGTCGTAGCCGCTCGGGCCTGTACGATCGCATCCCAGTAGGGCCAATCGTCATCACGTAAGCGGATATGGTCAGGCGGCTTCATCGGGCCGGATGCTGCGGCCTGGGTAGCAGCAACGGCGGTCGTAGTGCTATCAGAGCGAGTGCGTATTGGGCGTCTCCTTATATTGGGCTACGCGTGTACGCGTGCGCACACAACGGAGGCTTACGGGCTGTTTAGAGCGATTCCATGCCAATCCCTAAGAGCTAGGGCGTTATCGGCGGAAATTTTTGCAGTTAGCGATATTTCGACACTGACCCGCCGGTGTCGGCGGAAAACGTCTCCGCAAATCACCACACCCCCGCCTGCATCACATGCGGGATAGCCTGTCAATAGAAAATCGGGAGAATCTGCGATTTATTTTCTGGTGTGAGCATCACTGATAGCTCACTGTAGTTATCACTGAGTCAACCACTGTAGCTACATTGAGTAACCACTGAGGAGACTAGATATTCCAATGATGTGAGCTATCCATAGGCAACCCATCTACTGAGCTACCAGACTTCAAGACATAACGTCTATCCGTAGCTGTTTTCTTCTTATGGCAGTCTATGCAGAGCAATTGCATATTCTCATCATCATTAGTTCCACCATCCTCTAAAGAGATGATGTGATCTACTTCGCCAGTGCGTACAGCTATTCCGCATCTCTGGCAAATATAGTTATCTCTAAGCCTAATGCGTCTGCGTTGCTTAACGCCTGCTTCGCCTCTAAGGCGAGAACTCTTAGTGATCTTCTGGATAGCTCAATCTCCTCGCTCGCTTCGCTCGCTCGGATAGAACTACCGTGCGTATTCATGGGATGAACTGGGTTCGCCTTGCACGTACCTGGGGCATCATTGGCGGCTAGCCTATAGCCAGCCTTCCATCGGGCATGCCTACCCATCGGGTGAGGGTCGTCCTCTCCTAAGCTGTGGGGTATTTTATATCGTGAAATGGTGCAGGCTACACCCTTGCTCCGCCTGTGTTTCCGCGAGTCTATGCGAACGCTTTACCCGATGCGTCAGCCTTTACAACACAGAGACTAATGAGCGTCCAAATCCAATTAATCGTACCGATAATAAGGAAGAACTTGGAATAGAATCCGGTCGTCGCATCCAAGAGAAAGACAAGGATAAACAGGATTAACTTTGCTGCGCCTTGACCGTTATATCCGGCGTAGAAATCGTGAAATCCCATTGAGCCAAATAGCAGCCCAAGGATAATATAGGTTCCTCGGGATTTCGCTACTGAGACAACTTGCGGCGTGCCGGTCGTATTCTCGTTTTTATTGTCGGTCGATGCGATTGGATAGCCGCAAGACGGGCAAGCCTTAGCCTGATCCGATACGGAAGTCTTGCACTCCGGGCAGTTGATAAGCGCCATGATATTCCCCGTTAGTTTTAACAGGGGACGGTACATGGCGCGCTCGTTACTGTCAAATCTGGCGCCCGAACCACACAACCTTACCTATGATCTCGAAGTCCGTTTGATTGTCTGCGGAGAGGTCAACAGTGTAGGACTCGTAGGTAGCGTTGACGCTTACGATACGCAGCTTTTTGCCGGTCAGAACCTGTGTCTGCTTCACAAGCACCTGTCCATCGATCCGGATAACGTACACGCCATCTTGCGGGCTGTTTACGGCATGGTTAACCAAGATGTTATCGCCGTCCTGCAGCAACGGGGCCATCGAATCACCATGAACGCGGACGACCGACAAATCCTCCTTCTTGGCATGCAAGTAGTTCTCAACCCAGTGCCGACGGAACGCCATGCAAAACTGGGCTTGTTCGCCGTTGTCATGCCAGTGTCCCGAACCTGCGGACGCCTTTACGTCGTACCTTGGAATGAGGACAAACTCCTCCGTTAGATGGTCAGGTGCAGGCTGCGCAGGCGCGGAGGTGGGCTCGTCCTCTTGAGGAAACGGGTTTAGGACATCCTCACCTAGCAGCCAGTCGAGAGGCTTGCCGGTCGCCTTGCGAAAGCGACGCAATGTCTCAAGTCCAGGCACTCGGTTCTGACTAATCATGTTGTAAAGCGATTGGCGACTAAAGCCGCGAGATTCGCCCCACGCGTAGAGCGTCGGCAGAGTGTCAGTTCCCGATGCGGCATGCAGTCTCGATAAGAACAGGGTGAAAGACGTTTGGACATCGCTGGTTTCAGCGCCACGCTCCTCAAGAGGAGAACCAGGAGGGTGCATGGTCACGGTCTTGCCATCCGGCAAGTAGAACTCGACGCCTCCGTTGGCCTGTACGGTGAATTGCGGGAACGTCTCACCTACTTGAGTGAGGATGCGTTCGCCGTGCTTCTTCCACGTAACCATGCATCGCTGGCGGTCAGGTATGTATGTGACCGCAACGCGGTCGAACGTTACCCGCTCGCGGCCGTCCTCAAAGATTTCCTTGAGAGAGCCATCAGCCCGCCTTAGCGACCTAATTATCTTGGTAGGCGCATCACTCGGAGAAGTAGGGCCTTCGGGGTGATCGGAGGAAGTTGCCATCGCAATAGTGCAGCAAGTAATTGATTAGTAAGAATTATAGCAAAAAGCTAACAATTCCGGAATCTCAATCGGAAAAATGTTCTGGCATCTACCGATGTAGGTAGGCACAATCTCATCAACACGTTAGCTACGTGCCGGGTCGATGAGACGATTCTAACAGACTCGGCGGCGGGTTAACAGTGTTAGTTAACAATGATTTACCGCGCAAAGCATGGCGTCTTTGCGTTGGAGTAGGCTCTTTAACAATCTAGCGAGTGTGTGCCTCAAGATGGCACGCACCGGTCCTCACCGGATCGTGAGGTGGTGACTGCATCCCCTGGTAGAAGTATTGCCGTGGCGGCTCTGTAGACCTCAACCATCACAGGGCTACCTCAGGCGTGAGCGGATCGGGCTATCCGGTCTTCTTACTCCTGGGAGGCGAAGCAGTGAACAACGTAGTGAGTGAGACCCGGCAAACCCGCATGAAGTCTGAGCGGTCGAGCTATCAAAGAAACATCGGCGGCCATGTTGTAACGGTGGTCCGCCGTGCCGAACACGAAACCTCCCAGCCTCTCCGGGATGCGGTTTCGCGAGTAATTGAAGTAGAGCGCGCCTTGGCCCGCGCTCGAGCGCTAGGGCTGCAACCCTGGTACTCGAAACATACGCGTCAATGGTATGTAGGGCAGGCGCTCCTGTCTCATTGGCTTGCGAGGCAGAGCGACTAAGTACCTCAAGTATCAGCCTACCAACGATGTGCAAGATCGTTGGTGGGCTTTCTTTTCCATCTAGAAATTCAGGACTCCTATTATGCAACACAACAAGAAAGAACTCAACATCGCTCGCACGCATACTGTCGGCCGCTTCCTCAACGAGAACCCGGAAGCTAAGAAGGCGCTCAATAAGCGCGAGTACGGCCACACGAAAGCGTGCATCGGTGTGCCGCGCCATAGCTTCCAGAGCAGCAGCGGGATGGAGCGCGAATCCAGTTCCTACAGCCGCAACAATGCGGGTTGCATCAAGGGGATGTTCTCCGTTGTCACCCGCATTAATGCCCGGTCGGCGGGCGCACTCCTGACGTTGCTTGGAACGCTGGATGCAATGAAGGCGGCTGCATGAATCAGCGTGCCGTACTCAAGGAAGCACACGTAGCAGGCGCTGCGGTTTCGTTTCACGAACCATCGGAGACGATCCAGATTGACGGGCACCGCTGGGATCGCTGGGCCGCTCTGCGGAACTGCCGCGAGCCTCAGCCGTTCGTCTCTTACCGTACCAAGTCGCTACGCGGCAACGTTGCGGGGCGCGTCCAGGCAGGCTACTCCGTGGTTCACGCGGAGCATTGATGGACGAAGCAGACGCAATCAGGGCATTCGCCCGTGAATGGAATCGACGCGAACTCGACAGGAACCGCGTTTAAGTTTCGCTTTACAGGTTAGGACTACTTCAAGGAAATGAAATGAGCAAGAAATTTTCGGCGGGTCAACGTGTCGTGTTCAATCAGCAGTATGTCGCAAACCGCAAGCGCACGTACGAGGCGGGTGAAGTGGGTACGGTGACCCGCGACCAGTACGCCGACGGTGTCAATTTGCGGATGGACGACGGGACGATGACGTACGCGTTCGCGTACCGCCTGGATGCGGTCCCCGAGCAGACGTTTAAGGTGGGTGACACGGTCAGCGTCAAGAACCCCAAGGATTTTGGCGGAGCATGGAACGGGCCGATGCGGGTAGATTGGGTATTCCCGTCCGGTCGTATCCGTGCGATCCACCCGGAACGAGGTGCGGGTGGCTTCCTGCCGGATCAAGTCGAACACGTCGAACCGGAAGCGTCCGCGCCTGCTACCGAATTCCGCATTCGCAAGCACGGGACTGCACTCCGCGAAGTTCGCGGCATCCCGTTTGCGTCGCAGCAGGAAGCAGAGCAAGCAGTCTCGCGCTACACGCCGGGTAGCGTCTACGAGATTGTCGAGGTCAAGGTGGTTCGCACCGTGAAGGTCGAGCAAGAAGTGCGCGTGATCGACTACAAGGAGGCTGCGTGAAGGTAGGCGCGAAAGTTCGCTCGAAGGTATCGCAGTTCGATGTCAAATGCGACCGCGAGTACGAAGTAGTGAAGGTGCACGAGGACGGGGCGGTGCAGGTTCGTGATGACATCGGAGACTGGTTCTATTTGTGTGAAAACGAATTCGAGGCAATCATGGACACGACTGCAGAGCATGCCTTTGACCTCCTTGCGGCAATGACCGGAAAGCCGCTCAAGTTCCGCTCTGGCTGCGATGTCAAATTTATCGCGTATTCGCCGGAGGCAAAGCCGCATTGCCAACTGGTTCTGTTGAACCCTTCCACGGGCAATATCGTGACGCGGTACGCGAACGGTAAGGCGAGCGACGAGCCGCATAACGATCCGGGCGACATCCTCGTAGCGGAGGCCGCGTGAAGTTCCATACCGTAGCGTCCGGCGAAACGTTTGTGGTCGAACGCGCGGAACTGATCGCGGTCGCGCGTCCGGGCGAGATGTGCGGCGGGTGTGCGTTCCACGAAAGCGAGATCGAGGACGACTGTTTCGAACACGCGTGCTTTGCACAGGACTTTCCAGAAGGGCACCCGATGCGCAGCGCGCAGCACCGAATAATCTGGGTTCGCAAGGATTGAAACTCGCTTTCTACGTCGTGTGCATTGCGGCGTTTCTCGGCGGAGCGATTACCGGATGTGCGTATGACCTGAGCCGTACTTGGGCGGCGTGCATCGTGACGACTCCGGGTAAAGCTACCTGTCATTAAACTCTAACTAATAAGGACTACATGGCAAAGACCATTGCGGAACGTATCGCGGAATACCGCAGCAAGGCCGCAGACTACACGGCGAAAGCCGATGCACTGGAAGCACAAGAGAAGGCCGCCGCCGCGCTGGATTCGCTCAAACAGGGCGACGTGATCCGCTTTAACTACGGGCGCGGCGAAACGCGCGGCGAGTTCACGGGCGAAGTGCGCGCAGTGTTCGATACCGACAAGGGCAAGGGTATCAAGGTCATCAAGGGCAGTGGCGCGGACGAGGAAATCGTGACGATCCGTCCGGGCGATATCGTCAGCATCGGTGAGGAAGTACAGGAGACCTCCGCGTCGGAAGCGGAAGTGAAGTCAGGCGGCGAACTTGCTCCGGTCGATCCGTTGGCAGGCATCGAGTAAGGAGGGGACATGGCAAAAGTAACACTCAAGAAGGCAGTAACGCAGGTGATCGAGCCTGAAAAGGTCGTGATGGAATTGAGTCGCGAAGAAGCGGAAGCAGTCCACGCGGTACTGGGGCGGGTTATCTACAGCGCTGCGGCGCGGGTTGAGCGTTTGGAAAACGTATTCAACGCCCTCAAACACAGCGGTATCCGCTCTGACGCCTCCGGCGTTACGGGCTATGTCACTCTCACGGCTTAAGGAGACTACATGCACAAGCTTACGGCCGCCCTCCTGGCAGGCTTCGCAGCAATCAAAGGGTTAAGCGTCCGAATCGCGGCACGCATCCACGCGGCACTGATCGCAGTGCACATCGCGAATCTTCGCAAGCTGATCGAGCGCGCGGATAAGCGAGTTCGGCAGTATGACGACCTCACCCGGTATCACAAGGCGGCAGGCGTCGAGGCGGAATCGCGTGCTGACGAAGCGGCACGGGCGGCGGATGCGGTGAAGCGAACGGCCCTTATCGAGGCAATTTCGCACGGAGCAACGCTTTGAAGCTGTTGCCGTGCATCTTCCTTATTCTCCTCGCGTTGAAACTGGCGGGGATCGGCATCGTCGCCACGTGGTCCTGGTGGCTCGTTACGATGCCCCTTTGGATCGGTCTCGCGGCGGCGGCTGGGCTGTTCGTATTCGCTGCGGTGTTGGGCGGATCGCTGTCGGCGCTTGCAGCGTTTCTGCCGCGTAAGCGGCGGCGTTAAAAAGTAGGAGTCGCGTGCTGGAATCGAAAGAATGGTTGCAGCACGCCCAATCCCTCCCAGAGGGCGGCAGTAGAAAGATTCCGCACGACTGCGGCCCCGGCGATTGCCTGCACATCAACCATAAGCGGGACGGCTGGGCCGCCTACTGTCACAGGTGTGCATACAAGGGCTGGGTTCCACGTCCGGCCGAAAGTCTCACGGAAAGGCTTGCCCGTCTGCGTCGAATACAGGCCGCAGAGGAGGCCGTGGCCGCTAGTCCTGCCTTGCCCCTTCCCGCAGAAAGGAACCCGTCAGCTTGGCCGATGGAGGCCCGCGTATGGCTCTACAAGGCGGGTATCTCCAACACGGAAATAGAGGCGCTCGGGTTCTACTGGAATCCACGTATGCAGCGCGTCGTTTTACCGGTTCGGGACGATTTGGGCGCGGTCGTGTACTGGCAGGCCCGCACGCTCGATAAGACGAATCCCCGGAAGTACCTCAATCCTAACGTTGATAAGCGGCGACTCGTTGCACGGTATGGCGACGGGCCGCTGATCGTGCTGACGGAGGATTTGCTATCGGCATACAAGGTTGCGACGCGCGGCCGCGTAGCGGGGTGGTGTCTGCTGGGGACGAAGATATCCGACTGGATCGCGGCGGAGTTGATCCGTTCGGGAAAGCCAGTTGCTGTATGGCTTGACCCGGATAAGGCAGGGCAGACGAGCGCAGCAAAAATTATCAAGCAGCTACGGGCATACGGCATCGCCGCGCGCAACGTAGTTTCGAGTAAAGACCCAAAGTTGTTGAACAGAGAGGAAATACATGAGCACGTCCAAACTGAGCCCGCGTTTCGTGGAGAAGGAAGTCAAGACGGTCGAGACCGTACGCGATGGCGTTACTCTGAACTTGAGTGATGACGAAGCCCGGATGCTTATGGCGCTGGTCGGTCGGACCACTGGTATCGGTCTCTACGAGATTTATCAAGCACTCTACAAAGAGTACGGTGAGTCCGGCTATGACTGTTTGCCGAGCTACGGCAGTGGCGTCCTCCCTGCGATCCGCATTCAGGCCGCCTAACGCTTGTCCATCGAGGTAACACTCCTCCAGCTTCTCAAGTACCGCGAACGTTACGAGAGGCTGGTGAAAGCAGTACCAACAGCAGCACTGGAGGCAAAGTCAGTCGTCATCCTTGGCGATTACGGGAAGTTCTTCGCTGAGTTTCCGGAGCAGCAGCGCATCGAGCTTGAACCGTTTATGTTGTGGTTCGGAACGTTCGCGCACCCGACGCTCACACCGGAGCAACTGGGGCTTTACCGTGCGCTGCTGGGGCGTGTCCTTAACGAGGACTGCGACCCGTCGCTAGAGGCGGGAATCATGGAGCGCCTAGTAGCGGCAGAGACCGCGAACCGCGTTACGTCGCTGATCGAGAAATACAACAACGGCGATGAGCTTGACCTCTATGTGTCGCTCCGTGACGAGATAGAGCGGTTCGAGCAGAACACGAACCGCAAGGTGCGCGTTCCGTGGATATCCGAGGACATCGATTCGATTCTCCTGGACGAGAAGGACGACAGGGGATTGCACTGGCGGCTGGACTGCCTGAACACGGTAATGCGCCCGCTTCGCGGCGGGGACTTCATCGTTTTCGCGGGGCGTCCGGACAATGGCAAGACGACGGGTATTTCGTCCGAGATTACGTACATGGCGAGTCAGTTTGACGCCTACTACGGTCCCGGCAATGGTCGCTATGTCCTCTGGATGAACAACGAGGGTCCGGGCAAACGCATCGTACAGCGTACCTACCAGAGCGCACTGAACGCGACGATGGCGGAGCTAATCCGCATGTCCAATAACGGGACGCTCAAGGACAAGTACGCGGACGCTGTTGGTGGAGTCGATCGCATCCGCATCATGGACGTTCATGACTTCTGGAACTACGAGGTCGAGGACATCATGCGCCGCTGTCCGCCTGGACTCGTCGTCATGGACATGGTGGACAACATCAAGTTCGGCGGCCAAGCGTTGAACGGCGGGCAACGTACCGATCAACTGTTAGAGGCTCAGTATCAGTGGGCGCGACTAATGGCAGTGAAGTACGACACGCCGATTATCGCCACGTCGCAAATCTCAGCGGACGGCGACGGTTTGCAGTTCCCGACACTTCCCATGCTCAAGGACAGCAAGACCGGCAAGCAGGGCGCTGCGGACGCAATCATCACGCTCGGTGCTGTCAACGATCCGTTCTATGCATCGTCACGCTGGATCGGCATGACGAAAAACAAACTGCGCCGACAAGGCGCTCCTCAATCACCCCAAGCAGAAGTCATGTTCGACGGAGAACGTGGCCGCTTGCTTATGCCTGTGGAGGCCGCATGAAGGAAACGAAATTCTGCGTATCGATTCAGCATGACGACCATAACGATTACGCGGAGGAGCAAGAGATTATCCGTGCCGGCGTAGACAACATCGCGGAATCGCTGGGCGGCGAAGTGATCGACCTGGAGATTAAGTGAGATACGGCATCGTCAAGGCGCAACAGGCGACGAGCCGGTCGCCCGTGCACTGGCTGCGGCGCGGCACGTTAGTTCGCATTCTGCGCGACGACTACATCGAGACGATGTATCCGGTGTTCGGCGTGCCCGTCGCGCAGTGGCAGTACCGCGTTGTGCGGCAGATCGTGCGACCCGGCGACGTGTACGAGCTTCCCCGGTGGCTTGGTCCGCTCCTTGAATGGTTCGCGCCGAAGTTCCAGCGCGCGCGGGAATGGCTCTGCCTCGCATAGTCGAACTCATCGGCTGTATCTGCCTAGTGATTCAACTGCCCTGGATGGTGGGCGGCACTGGGTTCCTTGTTTGGGAAATGATTCAACAACTCACGGAGTTCGATGACGATTCCAACCGGGTTTAAGCCGAATCTGGCGGCGACCCTGACGAAGCCGGAACTTATCAAGTTTCCGGTATGGGCCTCGCCCAAGATTGACGGTATCCGTTGCGTGTTCTTCGGTGGTGTGGCGTATAGCCGCTCGCTCAAGCCGATCCCGAATCCGGTAGTGCAGGAGTTCGCCGCAGCATACGGACGCCTGTTGGAGGGCCTGGACGGCGAGCTTACGGTAGGTTCTCCGACCGATGCGAACTGCATGCAGAACAGCATGGCTGTTATGTCCAAATCGGCCGAGCCGGACTTTACGTTCCACGTGTTCGACTGGTTCCCGGACCCTAACCGAGCCTCGTTGTACACGGTGGGGTATGACCGCCGTAGCGATGTAGTTGCGGCGCGAATCGCAGAGTTCTACGACCTTTATCCGGAGGCGGACATTAAGGCGGTTCCACAGCATCTCTGCGTGAGCCATGAGGACTTGGATACGTTGGAGGCGCGTTTCCTCGCGGACGGCTACGAAGGAATGATGGTCCGCGCGCATGACAGCAAGTACAAGTGCGGACGCAGCACGGAGCGCGAAGGCGGTCTCGTCAAGGTGAAACGATTCGTAGACGGCGAGGCGGTGATCGTCGGCTTCGAGGAGGAAATGCACAATGCGAATGAGGCGACACGCAACGCGACAGGCCGAACGGAGCGCAGTACGGCGCAAGCAGGCCTGGTCGGAAAGAAAACGCTTGGCGCGCTTGTTGTGCGTCGCATTCGAGGCGGGATTCACAGTGGCGCGCCCGCCGCTGAACTGGGTCCCGTTTTCAACATCGGAACAGGCTTCACCGCTGCGCAGCGGCGGGATTACTGGCAAGACCGGGAGAGTCTTGTTGGTCGGGTAGTCAAGTTCAAGCACTTCGACCACGGCACGGTAGACGCCCCGCGACATCCGGTGTTTATCGGCTTCCGTCATCCGGAGGACATGGGTTGACGCCCGCAATCCTCACAGCGAGCGGGCGCTACTTCGACTTTCTCTCGCCCGATCCGGAAAGCATCGTTATCGAGGACATCGCTACAGCACTGTCGCGCATATGCCGATTCACGGGGCATACAAAGCAGTTCTACAGCGTCGCACAGCATAGCGTCCTGGTGTCGTTTCTTGTGCCTCCGGAGTACGCCTTGCAAGGGCTGTTACATGACGCGTCGGAGGCGTATCTGGGCGATGTGTCCAGCCCGCTTAAGCAACTTCTCCCGGACTACAAGGCGATTGAATATCGAGTAGAGCGCGCGATTCTGGAGCGCTTCGGCTTGCCGTTTACGTTGCACCCATCGATCAAGGAGGCAGACGTGCGAGCACTCGTTACTGAGCGCCGCGTCTATATGCCTGAGCCTATCGAGTCTTGCCGCGTAACGGATGCTATCGCGTGGTCGTGGACGGACGGCGTAGAGGCATTGACGTGCAGCGAGGCGACGCTACCGGCGTTCAATTCGGGCGTGGCGCGGGAGATGTTCCTGGATCGATACAGGGTGCTTACGGATTCGGATCAGGGCGGCTGCTGCGCTCCTGCTGCATGAGTTCGAGACGCCCGCGCCTTCCTACGTTGATCAGGCGATTCCGACGTTTGCACATCGGGCAAATGAAGTAAATCCCGAAGTCATCTATTGCAGGCTCTACCGCCGCGAACGGTAGAGCCGCTTTGCATTTAACGCACTTCCACATGACAACCTCCGCACCGTGACACGTCTAGCGTAGTCGCGCGGCGCGGCATTTCAAGGAGATTTATTGACCTATTGCGTCTGGGACGTGGAGACCACGATCAAAGCCTACATGAAGCGCAAGGCGTCTCCATTCCTCCCCGAAAATTTCGTTGTGGTCTCCGGCTGGAAGCGGAAGGGCGGGGCGGTCATGGCGGATTACTTCGGACGTGGCCCGCGCCCGTTCGATTGGTTCACGAAGCTCCTCAAGGATACGACGCTGCTTGTCGGCGTGAACATCAAGTTCGATTTGCTGCATGCATTACGCGAGCCGCAAAACCTTGATGCCTGGATGGAGTTCGTAGCGCGAGGCGGGAACGTGTGGGACTGCCAGCTTGCGGAATACTTGCTGCGCGGCATGGAGCCGACCTCGCACATGCTGTCTATGGACGAGATGGTTGTGTCCTACGGCGGCAACGTCAAGATCGATGAGGTAAAAGCGCTGTGGGAGGCTGGCGTAGATACGCCGGACATCGATAAGGATTTGCTCCTTCGATACCTCTGCGGCGATGAGTCGGGCTTGGGCGACATCGGCAACACGGAAAAGATTTTCCTGGGTCAGCTTGCCAAGGCTCGTAAGTCCGGTCAGGTTAAGTCGATTCTCCTCAACATGGGGAGCCTGTTGTGTACCGTCGAGATGGAACGCAACGGGATGTACGTAGACAAGGCGCTCGGTCTGCGTCTTGCGGCGGAGCTTGAGGAGCGCTTGGCCGCAATCACTGCGGAACTGCGTGCATACCTGCCGGACGATTGCCCCTTTGCATTCAACTGGAGCAACCGTTATCACCTCTCGCCGCTGATCTTCGGCGGTACGGTCAAGTACCAGAAGCGCACGGAGACGCTAGACGAAGCAGGGAATGTCCAATACTTCCAGAGGGAAGTGGAATACCTGTTCCTCAAGCACAAATCCCGCGTTGTAGATGGCAAGACTGAACCGGAAATGATGCCGGTTTCCGAGTGGTATGCGTTGGACCATCCGCCCGAACCGATCCGCTTCGCAAGCGGGAAGAACGCCGGAGAGATTAAGACCAAAAAGGTCAAGGTTCCGGACATCGAGCGCGGGCCGAAAACGGCTATGCGGGACTTCTTCTACAAGTTCCCAGGCTACACGACGCCGGACGAGATTTGGGCCAGCAGCACGCCGGGGCTGTATAGCGTATCGAGCGAGGTTATCGAAGCACTGGGGAACCGGGAAATCCCGTTCCTTAAGACGCTTGCGAACGTGGCGAAGCTGGGGAAAGACCTGGGGACGTACTACTTAACCACGGACGAAAAGACGGGCGAGCAAAAGGGAATGCTTACCCTCGTCGGCGGTGACAGCATCATCCACCACGGCATCAATCACACGTCCACGGTTACGGCGCGCTTCTCGTCGTCTAACCCGAACCTCCAGAATGTTCCGAAGGAGGGCAAGTCCGAAGTTAAAACGGTGTTCATCTCGCGTTACGGCGAAGAAGGGCAAATCGTTCAATCGGACTTCACATCGCTTGAGGTGTACGTGCAAGCGATCCTCACGGGCTGCAAACAGCTTATCGAGGATTTGCGTGCGGGCCTGGACATGCACTGCGTTCGCGTCTCGCAGAAGGAGGGCATCAGCTACGAGGATGCGCTCCTTAAGTGCAAGGGCGACAAGGCGCGTGGTATCGCGCCGCTGCCCGAGTGGGAGAAGAAGCGCAGCGAAGCCAAAGTGTTCTCGTTCCAGCGGGCATATGGAGCAGGGGCGAAGAAGATCGCGGAATCTACCGGGATGCACCTGGAGGACGTTGAGGAGCTGATTCGTGCGGAGGAGGTACGTTACCCGGAACTGTCTGCGTACAACGCCGCCAAGACGGAGCGTATCAAGCAGTCGCGCCGGCCAACCAACAACATCCAGCCGCATCCGGAGGTAAAGGGCTTGATGTGCCAGCTTGGTAAGGGCTATAGCGTTACGCCGGACAACAAGGTGTACAGCTATCGCGAATCGCCCGCACCGAAGTGGCTTATCCAGCAAGGCGGAATGCCGCAGTCATTCAGCCCTACCGAGATTGCGAACTATGAGGTTCAGGGCGCGGGTGGCGAGTGGGCCAAGGCTGCTATGTGGCTTGCGATTCGCGCGTTCTACGCTCGGAAGAACTTCAACGGTCTCGCGCTCTTGGTCAATCAGGTTCACGACGCACTGTACAAGGACGCACACAAGTCCGTCCTGTTCGAATCGAGTGCGCTCCTCCACGCCTGCATGCTCGCCGCGTCAGATTTCATTGAGTGGTATTTCGGCTGGACGATCCCCGTTCCGGTTCCGAGTGTCACGGTTCACGGCGACAACATGATGGAGGAGAACGCCTTTACGGGCGACTTCGAAGAACGCGCGGAGCAATTCCGCATTGAACTGCGACAGCAGTACATGGGCGGCTACACGCCGTCTTTCATTCACTAACTAGAAGGAAATTCGATACTTGGCATACGACCTCAAAGCGAAAATTGCAGAAGCAAAGAAAACCGGCCCGAACATGAACGAGGCGCAGGCGGGCGGGGAGTGGACTCCTCCGGCCGCCGGCATTGCCCGCGCGCGGTTCGTCGGTTACTTCGAGCTTGGCACGCATGAGGAAGAATTCGAAGGCAAGAAGCGCGACCGCGAAAAGGTCGATCTTGTATTCGAACTGAGCGGCCCGAATCACGAACCGATCAAGGCCGCCGACGGGACGCTGATCCCGATCCGCATTACGGCTCAGGAGACCTTGAGCTTTAGCGAGAAAGCGCATTTCTTCAAACTGTTTGCGTCGATGAACGCTGCGCACGGCGGCACGGCTACTCACATGGCCGAACTGCTGGGTAAGCCGTTCATCGTGGAGATTTTCCACCGCAAGAGCAAAGACGGTAAGCGCACGTACGCAAATCTGCGCGGGCCGAACGGCTACAACGTGAAGGGTACGACGGTGCAAGACCCTCTGTCGGGTAAGCCGGTACTGATCGAGGTTGCTGCCGCGCTCACGGATGTGAAGGCGTTCATCTGGGACGTTGCCGATAAGGAGATGTGGGACACGATCTATATCGACGGCAAGTACCCGGAGCGGAAGGACGAAAAGACAGGCGAGGTCATCAGCCCGGAGCGCTCGAAGAACGTGCTTCAAGAAAAGATCATGTCCGCGAAGAACTGGAAGGCGCACCCGCTCGCGGCCATTGTCGCCGCTGGCGGCCAAGAGCCGGACCTCCCGGAAGCCGAATCGCCGGAACGCAGTACGCCGGAGAACGAAGCAGCAGCCGACCCACTGGCCGCTATCGGTTGAGACTCCACGCTTATCCCGACCGTGGAACGGGGCGCACTTCTCGCATGCTCATGCGGGCGGTGTGCCAGCTTGCCAACGGTAAGCGTGTGTTTGTCGTCTGCGGACACTCTGCAGAGCGCGACTACATGCGGAACATCCTACGAGGTATGGGCTTGCAGGGCGACCGTGTACGGTTCGTCACGCTCAGAGAGGTCCATCTCTTACGCGGCCTCCACGAGAACGCCGCAGTGTTCATAGACCACCATGCGCGGGAGGTTGCGACCATCGAGCAGTGGTACGAGTTCTGTTCGACGGTGCGGCCGAGCGTAGTCTATGAATGAGGGGCTACGCGCAAAGATAGCGCGTGCGGCGGCGGAATGTCCTCAAGCTGGGGCGGGGATGTTCCCGCCCGTCGAGCTGGGGCGTGTCCTCCACCTGGACGGTGACTATCTAGCCTACTACGCGGCGGGCGGCGACGACACACAGCCGGGCATGGCTCGGCGGAGCGCATTCGACCGCATCGAGACAACGCGACTGCGCACCGGATCGGAGTCGGTAGTTGTCCACTTGTCCGCGAGCGGCTGCACGAAGGCGCACCGGTTTCTCATCGCGACGGTGAAACCGTACCAAGGACAACGCCACAAGCGCAAGCCGCGCAACTGGCAGTTCCTCCGGGAAGTCCTTGAGCATTACGAGGGGCCGAACTTCCGCCCGAAAGTCTGGGTTACGCGGGAGGCTGATGACGGTATGGCCCATTGCTCGCGTCTGTCTGACATTGCCATTTCGACGCGTGACAAGGATATGCGGATGCTTCCGGGCCTACACATCAATTGGATGTCATGGGAGCTAACGGCTGTCCCGCGTGGCGCGTTCGACGTGATCGGCACGGATGGATTGCAGTACGGCGAAAAGTGGTTCTATCTGCAACTCCTCCAGGGCGACACGGCCGACAACATCCCCGGACTGCCGTTGCTGTTCGGCCAACAGTGCGGTGACGCCCGAGCCGTGAAGTACCTCGCGAGTGTCACAAACAAAGAGGACGCATACGACCGTGTACAGACCGCCTACGCCGATCATTACGGCGCGACATGGGCTGATGCCCTCGTAGAGCAAGCGGGTCTGCTATGGCTGCGTACGGACGCCCAAGCGAGTATCGCGAACGTCGCGGAAGCTTTCCCCGACTGCCCCCACATCAAGCGCGCTTTGGAGCGCCTGGAAGCGCGAGTAACACAGGAGTTGAATGACCTTCAAAAAATTGTCCAAGGGTGACTTGGCAGACTACCGCGAGAAGTTGCGGAAAGAACAGGGCAACCGATGCCCGATCACTGGTTGGCATCTTACCGACGACATCGTGGCCGACCACTGCCATAAATCCGGGATGATGCGGGCCGCGCTTCCTCGTTGGGTTAATGCGGTGCTGGGCCGCGTCGAGAACTGGGCGGGGCGCGTAGGCGGCGGTGTTCCGGTTCCGACGTTCCTTCGTAAGTGCGCCGACTACATCGAGCATTACCAGATTTTCCCGTCGTTCGTGTTCCATCCGCTGCACAAGACGCCGGAGGAGAAGAAGGAGGCGGCCAAGAAGAAAGCAGCGAAGCGACGCGCGGCGAAGAAGGCGGAGGCTGGCAAGTGAGAAAGAAGCCCCGCATCCTGTCCTTGGATATTGAAACGTCCCCGATTCTGGGCTACGTGTGGTCGCTGTGGAAACAGAACGTTGGTCTTAATCAGATTCACAGCGAATGGTGCATCTTGTCTTTCTGCGCGAAGTGGCTGGACGATCCGCGCGTGGTCTACCACGACACCAGCGGGCAGCGGAACAAGGAGGACGATCGGCGTATCGTTCGGAGGCTTTGGAAGTTGCTGGATCAAGCCGATATCGTCGTCGCACAGAACGGCGTTCGATTCGACGCCAAGAAGATCAACGCGCGATTCATTCTGCTAGGCATGCCGCCGCCGTCGCCGTTCCGCGTGGTCGATACGATGCTGGAAGCGCGCAAGCACTTCGGGTTCACGTCGAACAAGCTGGAATGGCTCACGGACAAGCTGTGCAAGACGCACAAGAAAAAGAAGCATGCGAAGTTCCCCGGCTTCGAACTCTGGCGGGAATGCCTCAAAGGTAATCCGGAAGCATGGGATGAGATGCGGTCGTACAACACGGACGATGTTCTGAGTCTCGAAGAACTGTACCTAGTCATGCGTCCGTGGATGTCGGGACATCCGAACGTCGGGAATTACGACAGCGCAGTAGGAAGCGGGCCGAAGTGCGACCGTTGCGGTAGCACGAACGTTCGCCGGAAGGGTCTCCGCTATACCCAAGTCGGGCAGTACCCGCGATACCACTGCCAAGCATGCGGCGCGTGGAGCCGTGGCCGTCTCACGGTCAATTCGAAGCAGCACAAAGCAAACCTTCTCGTCTCTTAAGGAACTCTATTGATCGTTCACGTTACCGGCGCAGCTCTTAAGGCTGCGCTGCTGCAAGCAGGCAAGCAAGACATTCGCTACTACCTAAACGGTATTTGCGTCGAGGCCTACGAGAAGGAAACGCGGCTCATTGCGACGGACGGGCATCGCATGGCCGTGGTTCGAGTCCGCGCTGAGAACTTCGGCGTATCGCCGGGGACACAGTTCATCATTCCGCGCGCTACGGTCGAGGCATTGAAGGTTACAAAGCCGCTGCGTGATCTGCCTATCTCGATTGAAGGACCAGACGAAAAGACTGGCGAGTATCGAATGACGTACGCCACTGACGTAATCATCTTTCGTGCCGTCGAGGGGAAGTTCCCGGATTATCGACGTGTTGTTCCGCAGCGAACGTCAGGCGAACCAACGCAACTGAATCCCGCGTATTTGCTAGACATGCGGAAGTCGGTGGAGTTGCTGGGAAGCAAACGGATTCATGTGCAATACAACGGCACGGACGCGGCAGTAATCACGGCTGAGGACACCAAGATTGAGTTTGTTGGCGTCGTTATGCCAGAACGGTGGACCCGCAAGGACCAAAAGCCCCATGTCCCGCCTGATACGTCCTGGGCGCGCACCTGATCCCAACTTTCTATCAATGCGGGCGTATCGCGGCGTCGGAAGGATTCGACGTAGCGGACGTTCCTTTTGATCGCGGCACGCTCGCTCGTAGCGAGTGGCTGCGTGGATTCCATGCCTATACCGATGAAGCCCTTACTTATTCACGCAGCAGAGGAAGCGGCGGAGTTCACACAAGCCGCGATGAAGAACGCCCGGAGTGATTGGGGCAGACGGAAATTGACAGACGAGGCCGCCGATGTAGCGGCCTTTCTTTTGGTCATGCAGGAACGGGGCGCGATTGATCCGGAGCGATTCGGGAAACGCCTCGCGAAGAAGCTGAGAAAGATGAGGAGGAAGTATGGAAGGCGTTAAGACTACGACCGCAGCCAACGGCCGAGTTTATTTCGCGGGCATAGGGCCGCAGCGCACGGGCGGGATGAAGTTCGACGGCGGGAAACCGCGTTTCGATCTGCTGGAGTTCGGATGCCCGGATGCGCTCCTTGGCGTCGTCAAGGTGCTGACCTGGGCGGTAGAGGTAAAGGGTTACGAGCCGCATTCGTGGCAGGGCGTAGAGGATGGTGAGCGGCGCTATGCTGCTGCGCAGCGGAGGCACGATAACGCTTTGGCGCGCGGAGAGACGCACGACCCGGAATCGGGCTTTCCCCACGAATGGCACATCGCGGCAAACGCACTGTTCCGCGCACAGCTTCAACACAACGCAGAGGCAGTCCCGGCTTGAGCGTAATTCAAGCCTGCATCAACCAAGCGGCCTACAACGCGTTCTACGATTTGGCTGCGTGCGCTCTGGAGACGCACAACCCGGAGCGCGCCGCCCAGCGGATTATCGAGGCGAGGGACTATTTGCCGCAGGCCGACGTGAATCGACTGGTTCGGGAGCTTGAGTCGGACTATTACGAGTTCACTTAGCAGTTGAACTTGTTCGACAAGCTCAAGATCGGCGAAAGCATCAGTTTGACGCCGCAGCGAGCGCTGCAAGGACAAAGTCAAGGTGATGGGCGACTTCCGAGGAGCGCTCTGGGAACGAGTGATAGTTGTCGAGTGGCCTCAAGGTCGAACTGCTGGGCAGCAATCTACGCGACGGAAATAACGAAGAAAGGTGGAAGGTGCGGATTAGGCAAAGGCTTGCTGAACAAGGCTCGCAAACGTTCACACGGGAACGCTGTTTGTTTTCTTCCTCGGGTTCCCGCAACACACCGATAAAAGTCTATTGCCTGAACGGGCGCGGTGTCTGGGCGTTGTCACGGTGAAAGTGAACAAGAATCTTGTTGGACTCCGCTTTGAGGCGCGTTACGATTATGTTCAGCAGGGTAATTCTGCCTTGCTAAACAAATGGGGCGAGCTACCGCCGGCCTAGGAACCTGTGTAGCTCGCCCCACCACTTCAAAGGACTCATATGAGACCCGATCCAGCAACCCTCTACGTTGTTCTCGCTGTGACTTACGCCTTGATGGCACTGATCCACAGCCATCCGTAGAGCGCCTTTGTATCCTATAAACAAGTTTGTAGGATAACCGCAGTCTAGCACTGTGGTCTAAGGCGTCAATATAAACTCGCGGTTCTTTCGGGTGTTCAACCCGAGGGTAGCGCTTTGCCTCCGCCTGTAGTTTGGGTGGAGGCTTTGTCACGCCTATAAGGAGTTGATGCACTCGATTGCTGAGTACCAAAGCCTTCGTGAGAAGGCCGTAGCTGTATCCCTTACCGAGATTCCCGAGGTCCGTCCCTATGCCCGCCGCCATGTTGAGCAGCTACAACATCAAGGTCACGCCGGGGTAATCATCAAACAGCTTTGCCGAGAAGCGAAAAGTAGCCGCCGCACGACTGACGATGCGGGGCTGACGAATCGGGAAGCGCTCTACGCGGGTCTCAATGCGTTCCGTACTGCCCTGGAGACAGCCAAGCAAACCAAGCGGAAGGTCTCCAAGATCGAACACAAGGGCGGCAAGTACAACCCTCTAAACGCCGTCGATGTCGCCGTCCAGGCTGACGCAACATGGAGCGCGATTTGCGGCATGCTGGGCCGGATGGCAGACCCGGATAGACCGCTGAGTGCGCAGACTCTCGCCGGAGCCTTGGCGGGCCGCCTCCGCAATCTGACAGGCGGTGCGCCGGAGTACGGCGAACTTGGCTACGAGCGGGCCGCATTGCTTCTGCTGGATCATTTCTGCGCGGCCACTGGTTGGCTGGAGGAGCGAACCGGCGAAGCCAAGATGATGAGTCGCACGCGCAAGCCGAACACGTTCCACCTCACGGCGCGATTCATGGACGAGGTAGCGGGCGATGGTCTCGCGGTGGACTTCGCGGAACGGCGGCCGATGCTTGTCCCGCCTGTGCCGTGGACTACGTTCGCAACGCATGGCGGATACCTTCACGACCAGATTCCGGCAGTACGCGGCACGCGCCGGCCGATTGAGTCGGAGGTGATCGTGTCGGCATTGAATGCGTTGCAGGCGACGCGCTTTCGAGTGAATCGCCGTGTGCTTGAGGCCGCACAGACGTTCAAGACGAACGCAGAGGACATGCGCGGGGCCGTTATCAATGGCAAGTACATCGAGGCTCGCCACGACACGCCGGAATCGCTTCGTCGCGCCAAGACGATCCGCAGCGCGCTTACCTTGGCGGCAATGCAAGAGCTTGCGGGCGAGGAGGCTTTTTACTTCCCGTGGAATCTCGATTGGCGCGGCCGTATGTATCCCGCAACAAGCATTATCAGCCCGCAGGGCGCAGACCTGTGTAAGGGCTGTTTGGAGTTCGCGGACGGTACGCCACTGGGCCGCGAGGGCGGGAAGTGGCTCGCAATCCACCTCTGCAATCTTGCCGGCGAGGACAAGGTTACTGTGTACGGAAAGAAGGTTCACCGGACGCCGGAGGAGCGGGAGCAATGGGCGCGCGACAACACACAGGCGATTCTCTCGTACGCGGAGAACCCGCGAATTAACACAGGCTGGCATCGCGCGGATAAGCCTTGGCAATTCCTCGCGGCGTGCTTCGAATGGGCCGGATATCAGGAGGAGGGTGACGCGTTCCGCAGTCGCCTTGCCGGCGCGCTGGACGGAAGCTGTAGCGGGGTGCAAATGCTCGCCGGGATGACTCGCGATGCGTCTGCCGGCGCAATGGTGAATCTCGTTCCCGCCCCGCGCGGTGACGACTACTACGGCCGGATGGCGGACGCCTTGTCGAAGCGCCTGTGTGGTCTTGTGGATTCTGCGGATGCGGCGACGATGGCGCGCTTGCAATTCTGGGCTGAGAAGTCGATCGACCGCGAGCTATTGAAAGGGCCGAGCATGACGAAGGTGTACAGCGCGGGAACGTACACGTTCGGAGAGCAGGTACAGGGCAAGACCGGCGCTCCGGACGCTGAATCTATGTGGTTGGCTTCGCAAATCAACGCGTGCTTTTCTGATGTCGCGCCGGGGATGCTCAATGCGATGGCTTACCTACAAGCGGTGTCCGATGTGATGACCGCTGCGGGCCTCCCGTTAGTGTGGCGAACACCGGCAGGCTTGCGGGTAGAACAAGCGCGAGTAGCACGCAAATCGGTGCGCCTCGAAACGCAAATCGCCGGCCCGGAATCACGCCGCGCACGCACGTTCTCTGTGGATACGAACGACCTCAGCAAGAACGATCAACGGGCCGGTGTAGCCCCGAACTTTGTGCATGGAGTCGATGCCTCCCACATGGCTTACGTCGTCAATGATCTGCATAGGGAGGGTGTCCGCAATTTCTGGATGATTCACGACTCGTTCGGTGCGCCGTTCGCTCAATGCGGAGAGGTATTCCGCAGCACGCGCGAGCAGTTTATCGAACTGATGTCGCCGGACCTGCTGCGCGCCTGGACAGATGATGTTGTCGCCGCGCTCACAGACGAACAGCGTGCGGCGTTGCCGGAGGCTCCGCCCTATGGGGCGCTTGATCTGAGCGTGGTTCGAGAATCGATTTACGCGTGGTTCTAGCTTTCACCATGAAAGCACGTGTAAACTTCTCGTTGGGGCTAACAAACACAAATCAAACAAAGACAATGATTAAACGACTTACTGCCGTAGCTGTTCTTTCTGCATTTCTGGCCGCGTGTGGCGGGGGCGACGATAGCGCATCCACTCCGGCAAATACTGGACCCGCAATCAAGCTGACGTACTCAGGCGCACCACTGGTCGCGACCACAAGCAAAGCGCGTGTGATGGCAGCGGCGGACACGTCTGCATCGGTCCCTGTTGCATCGGACTCGCAGGACACCATCACACGCTTGCAAGACGCGTTCAAGGCGCGCGGCGCGGACATCGGCGTGTATCCCGGCATCGTCAACGGATCGAAGCTGCACGACATCGTTATGGGCGTGAACGGCGGCGAAGCGCCGAGCGCTGCGGAGATGGCCGCAGCTAACGTCAACATTTCGACGTGGACGTTGGTGAACTTCCAGTACGACGACATGACGGGCTACGTTGATACGCCGGAAAAGAAAGCAGCGGCGGCGCAGTTCTATAAGGACATTCGCGTGTATGCAGCGCGTGAGTACATCAAGGGCAACGTGGTGTACTTCGCCCGTCCGGTCCTGTCGTGTCTGCCGGACAAGTTGGACGAACAGGGCAACGTCATCCAAACATCGGCCATGTCACTGTGGTCCGCTGTAGGTAGCGGGGGTGATAACGTCGGGCATGCAATCGGCGGCATCCGGCCGACACCGGACCAGATGGGTAGCGACTGCCAAACGCCCGACGCGACGGCCCAAGCGTCCTACGTCGATAGCATTGTCGATCCGCTTGTGACTGACTACAAGAATGCCTTGGACACCATCAACAAGTGCAAGCACAACCCCGAGACGATTCCGGAGAATGAGCGCGCGGGGCAGTGCTGGGGCATCACGCCCGACAAGAAGTAATTAAACCTCGCGTGATTCGGAGGCTACCTTGACGCTCGCGCTAAGGAGTCTCCGAAGTGCGATGACCTCCAAGACCATCCGGCGCACGTCCGCACCGTCAACTCGCTCGGGATGTTTCCACCAGCCGCGCAATGTGCCTGTGTCCGGAGACACGAATTCCGGCAGCGGTTCCGTTCCTGCGGCAACCGACGCGTACGCGTGCGCTTGCTCGCTAGACTTTGGCTGCAAATGCCTATCCCTCCGCGTCTCATCTAGACGCCGTGTCCCTTCCTTCCCGTACGCGTGCCAGCGTTCCGCCTCCCAGTCCGTCATCCAGAATTTGCAGTCGATTACGCCGTAGTACGAGTCAACATACTCCCAGCGGTATTCCCAGAGCGGTTCCACGATTCACCTCAAAACACTGTATGAATATACAGTATAGTCCGCGATACTATGGTCCGGTCAAGTCCGAGAATCGGGGAGCGCTATGTGTACAAACTACAAGGCTCCGGGCGAAGATCCCGGCATCAGTGAGCTAAAGATCGGCATAGGCGACTTGTACCGCCGCGACCCTTGGGACTTGGACGTGTACCCGGATTACGCCGCGCCGATCGCCTACGCGGCCGGAGACGGTATGGAGGTCGTCAAGGCGGTGTTTGGCTTCTGGCCGAAGTTCATGCAGCCGGAGCGGCGGGACGAGAATGGCAGGAAGAAGCGGCCCCTGGACACTATGAACGCGCGCACGGAGACGGTTGGCACGTCGCGCCTGTACAGCAAGGCATGGCGGGACGGGCAGCGCTGCCTAATTCCGGCACAGTGGATATACGAACCGTGCTACGAGACCGGTAAGAACGTGTGGCAGCGGATCGGCCTTACGGGCTGGGAACCGTATTGCGTGGCCGGTATCTGGAGACGCTACGAGGATCAGGACGGGAGGTCGTTAATTGGTATGTCCATGCTGACGGTCAACGCAGACGGTCATCCTGTCATGTCCCGGATGCACAAACCGAACGACGAGAAACGATCTGTCGTGATTTTGCGGCCAGAGGACTACGACGAGTGGCTGAACACGAAGAACGGCGATGCCGCGCGGGCAATGCTCCAGCTTTATCCCGCAGAAGATATGACTATCCAGCCCAAGGGGTAGCGAGCGGCGATACACACGAATACACAAAATGCTTGCAATCCTCCGCTGCGTGTGTAGAATTACACACAGAGACAGACGGAGGCGCTATGAGTTCTTCAGAGCTTATCCGGATGCTCAAGGATGATGGTTGGCGTTTGGTAAGAGTGAACGGCAGTCATCATCACTTTAAACACCCGACGAAGCCGGGGCTTGTGACGGTTCCGCACCCGAACAAGGATCTGCCAATCGGGACTACAAAGAGCATCCTGAAAACCGCCGGTCTTAAGTGACCGGTGGTTTTTTACCGACCGGGATGCAGGGGAAAACGAAGGACTGTCGGAGTGATCTGTATGGAATTTCCCATCGCAATTCATAAGGACGATGGGAGCGTCTACGGTGTGACTGTTCCGGATATTCCGGGCGTTCACTCCTGGGGCGACACCATCGATGATGCAATCAAAAACTCTAAAGAGGCGATCGTCAGCCACGTCGAAACGTTGATTGAGCTTGGTGAAGAAGTCGGCTTTACTTGCTCAACCGTGGAAGAACTGGCTGCGAATCCCGACTACGCCGGAGCGATTTGGGCGTTTGTTAGCGTTGATCTTGAACAGCTTGACTCTAAGCCGGAACGGATCAACGTGAGCCTGCCGCGCTTCGTGCTGCACAAGATCGACGCTTATGTGGCATCCCGCCACGAGACCCGGAGCGGCTTTCTTGCACGTGCGGCCCTGGAGGCACTAACAGAAGGTAAAGGTAGACATGCGTAGCGTTGTCTACACCCGTAGTATCAGGCCCGCAGTGATGCGGGCCTTTTTCATTATGTCACCCGAGACACGCACGCATCGCAGCGTCACGGCGCTTGACCAGTCCAGGGAGTTGCTTCTTTGAGCGATCCCTCGTCGCACACATCCCACTCGCATCCCCTTTGCCTTTCTCGACTGTCGCGCAAGTCCATCGCGGCAGTTCATGGCATGCCCCCACACGATCCCCAGCGTTGACTTTCTTGAGGAGCGTACTGGCCGCAAGGTTGGCCGCCCCTGCATTGAATGCGAAGTCCGTATAGGCGATCCGTTCCCCTTCCGACAGAGGCACCTTAACAAGCCTCTGGACGGCTCTATCAGCCTCGCTGATGTCCTTCCCCAGCAAATAGCTACATACGTCGTCTGAATACGCCTGACCCAGCCGCAGCGGCTTTCCGTCCGGGCCTGTACGTGCATGTCCATCACACACAGTTGGAATGCCTACTGGGTCAAGGTAGACCTTGTTGGAATGCCCTTCAAATTGGGCGGTGAACAGCGCGGCGGCCACTGCTGCGGCACCTGCTACACGGGCGACAATGGCCCTGTTGATTTGTGGCATTGATTTCCTTGGTAGAAAAGAAAAAGCCCGCGCTAACTGCTCGCGGGCTTGTGTCTTGCCGTAACTGCCTTGGCTATTTTTTGATCGGCGGTAAGGTCACGCCGTGAACCTCGTACTTGCTCATTGCATCGACAAGCGGGCGCAGCGGGTAGAACTCCGCGCCGTAGTTGCTCGACGCGTCTCCGTCACTGTGGCCTTGTAACGCGTCCGCAATCTCCTTTGAAATCCCGTGATCCCGGCATACATCCTTGAACGTGTGCCGGAAGCTGTGAAACACCATCTTCGGGTCGCTTGGGCTGCAATATTTACGCAGATACTCCCGAATCCACCACAGCGACCAAACGCCGGATTCGACGCCAAACTTGTCCGCCTTCATCTCATAGAACACGCGCGATTTGTCTCGACGCGATGCCACAAATTCTACGAACCCGCGCGCTACCATTTCACGGTGCAAAGGAATGCGTCGGATGGACCCAGCGGTCTTTACCCCTTGTTGGCGTTCCTCGTTGTGGGTCAGTCTTACTACCCAACACGATTGACGCTTACCGTTGCCGTCAATGTATTGTTCCTCGTAGATATCGTCGGGATGCAGTTGGCAGAGTTCTTCGACGCGCGCGCCAGTGTACAGACCGAGAAGAGGTAGCCAGTAGGTAGCGGGGGACGCGCCAACTCCGGACCAAGCGGGGCGCGCGCCTACATAAGCAGGCCCGGAGAAAATTCGGTTCAACGTAGCAACGTCGAATGATGGTCGAGCCGACTTGCGCGCGCGTCGAACCTTTACGTCCACGCGGACACCAGTGCACGGGTTATCTTCTCGCCACGCGCGGCTGACAGCTACCGAGAACATGGACCCAAGTTGCGTAAGGCTTGTTTGGACGACGTTCGTAGAAAAACCCGCATCAGAAAGCTTGTCTTTGAACTGCACGACGTTCGCCTTTGTGACCAGGGCTGCATCCAAGTTCCCAATGTACGTAGTAAATCGGTCGATTACGCGCGCATGCGATGCGATGGTTTTGGGAGCCGGGGAACGGGCCTTTTCCCACTCAGCAAGAAGTGCGGCCATGTCGTGACCGGCTTCGCGCACCTGGGTGACTGCGGCGGCCGACGATACACGGGCTTTGTCGATGGCCTTTGATGCCTGATGCGATGACACGTCATACTTGGCCCGCTCGGAAGCCGTGAGCAAGCCCGTGCGGTCGCAATGCTCTACCACCCGTGCGGACAGGAACATGGCCATGCGATCGAACTTTGCATCTTCATGTTCGAAAAACCATGCGTCCCGGTCCTGTTCTTCGTCTGCTTCCAGTTGCTCAAGCGGCAGAGCATCCCAATATTTCGGGTAAGTCTTGTTCTCCAGCGCGCGGCGATGGTCGGCAAACATGACCGCGTATGCTAGGTCATGCACGTTGCATAGCTCAATCGCCTTTGCGCGGTTGTCGGTGCCAAGCGCGAGCTTGATGACTTTCTTACCCAT